AGCACGACCTGGTGCGCGAGTCGGGAGCCTCGCGTTCGGCCGTCTGGCAATGGCTCGGGAAGGGATCGAAGGAGATCCACTCCATCAAGGCGGAGTACGCAGCCGCGCTTCAGGACAAGACCGGCTTCAGCGCGAAATGGATTGCCAGCGGCAAGGGCCAGAAGATGGCGGCCGGGGGCGGAATCCCGATACAGGATGTCGACGCCGAACAATCTGTGATCTACATCGCGGTCCTGTCGATGCTCAGTGCTTTTCCTGACCCGGACGCCCTGCTTGCCTCTTTCGACGGGGTGGTGTCGGGGATGAACGCTCGCGGGGAACTGCGCGAGTCGGTCCTTCTTGGCCTGCAGCGTCTTCGGTCCCAGATCGTGCGGCAAGCTGAAGCAAAACGGCGTACCAGTCCTCGTTGAGCCCGGGCCACCGCCAACCTTTTCTAGCCATCTCGTCCTCTCCCTTACTACCATCGTGCCGGCAATTTACACGGCACAGTGGCTCACGGAATGAGCCACAAGACCACGCCATCTAGGGGGTCAAGAAGCACGTCAATCTAGACCACATCGCCCGCGAAAGCGACCACTTCGCCAGAAGCGTTTTCCCTATCACGAACAGCCCGCCGAGTGCGGGCTTTTTCACGACCTTGATCCTAGCAATGTTTTGCCATCCCCGTTAGCGTGCTTGCATTTTGAGTTAGCGTGCTTTATGCTTCTCTCAACGCGCTGCATTCGTGGCGCAGGAGGCAGAGATGCAAGACCTGTACAGCGTCGACCGACTCGCCGAGCGGGACGAGTTGCACGCGATGGTTCGCCGCGCTCAGATCGAACGCCTGTTCGGCTGGGATGAGCCGCAAGCGCGCAACGCGCTGATCCGCCAGCACGCCAAAGCGCAGGAGCGCCGCTTCAGCGGCGAGCCCATGACTGGCTTCGGAGACGCACTGTGAGCGCCGTCCTCTCTCACGGCAACGAATGGCACGAAGCCCGTGCCAGCGCCCTGCAGAAGCTCTGCGCCCTGGATATCAGCGAGATCTGCTGCGACGACTCGGTTCTGGCTGCGGTCAGGTCCGGGAATGCAGATCTGGTCGGACGTGTCGTCCTGGCCGCGGTGAATGCCGGCCTGGATCGGCGCGCTGACTGGCTGGTCTACGGCGCGGCCGAGGGGCCGGATTCGGAGGATGCGGCCTCGGCCGAGCTGCAGCGCGACTACAGCCCCTTGCTCGAGGCATCGATCAAGCAAGCCGGGAGACGGCAGTGATGGCGCCCCCAATCGGACATCGCCCCTGGAACCTCGGCAAGGGTCGCGCCAGGGAGCCATTGGTGGCTGAACGCCTGCGCGAACTGCTCGACTACGACCCGCTGACTGGCCTATTCACTCGTCGCGTTACCACGCACTGGCGCGCGACGAAGGGGGCAATCGCAGGGACCCCTCACACCGACGGCTATGTCGTCATCGGCGTCGACGGCAACTACTACCGTGCTCATCGTCTTGCGTGGCTCTACGTTCACGGAGAGTGGCCGAAGGCCGACATCGATCACATCGACGGCAATCGTGCGAATAACAGGATTGCAAACCTGCGCGATGTATCACGCATGGTCAATCTTCAAAACCGCAAGCGCGCTCAAGTCAACAACAAGTCGGGCTTGCTTGGCGTGGTCCGGAAATACGGCCGCTGGAACGCCCAGATCAAGGGGCCCAATGGCGTCGTATATCTCGGCGGATTTTCCACGGCAGAAGCTGCGCACGCCGCCTACGTTGAAGCCAAGCGCGTTGTGCATGAAGGGGGAACGCTGTGACTCGTCGAAGGACATTTTCGATATTGGCCATCGCGCGGCGGCATCCGAGGCTGTTTTCGAAACTGAATCGGAGCAAGTGACCATGCAAATCACTTTTGCCGCCGGCTATTCGCGCTGGATCGCGAATGTCACGGGCGCCGAGCTGGAGGCTCTGACGAAGCTGTTCGCCAAGGCCGTGAAGTGCCACACCTCGTGGCCCGAATCCAGCGAGAGCAAATCCGGGATCGTGGACATCGACAAGGGCGAGCGCTTGGACATGTCAATCCAAGTCATGTCGCAAGCCGTGACGCTGCGCGAATGGGTCGAGCCGCCGCCCAAGCCTGACGTCAAGCCCGAGCCAGCCAAGGCGCTGCCCAACATCGCGAAGTCTGTCCAGCTGCCAGACGTTCGCGACTTCATGGACGAGCAGCTGGCATCGCGTGAGGAGGATCCGCTGTGAAGCCGCACTCGATGTGGGAAGACGAGAAGTCCTCCCCCTGGCTGATCCCGCTGTACCTGGCCGCGTTCTTCGGGACGCTGCTGTGCTCGCACCTCTTCGCGAGGTTGGCGGCATGAGCGCGCACCGCATCAACCCTCGCACAGGCTGTGTCGTGACGCCAGCTGGCATCGAGATCGGCGCCGCGTATCAGCCGCCTCCGGCACAGATGGGCAGCCACGCCGAGCGCGTTCAGAGCGCGCTGCTCGGCGGCTCGTTTCCAAGATCGCGGCGCGTGGACCACCGCATCAAGCGCACGGCCATCGTGATCGAGACGGACTCGTCGCTTGTGGCGCGCATGCTGCGCGTTCTGCAACGCGTCCTGCGCTGATTCAAACGCCGGACAGGCGCCGCCGGCTTTCACGGCGCCCGGAGCAACAGCAACATGGCTTTCGATCTCACCAGCATCAAGCGTGGCCAGGACATCCGGCCGCCGCGCATCTTCGTCTACGGCGTGGAGGGCATTGGCAAGTCCACCTTCGCCGCCAACGCGCCGGCGCCGATCTTCCTGCAGACCGAGGACGGCCAGGGGGCGCTCGACGTCGCACGCTTCCCGATGATCGAGACGGTCGATCAGATCCGCGAGGCACTCGGCACGCTCTACACCGAGAAGCACGAGTTCCAGACCGTCGTGCTGGACAGTGCCGACTGGCTCGAGCAGATCGTTGCTCGCGAGATCGAACACAAGTTCGACGCGAAAGAGCTTGCCTACGGCAAGGCCGCGATAAAGCAAGCCGAGATATGGCAGGAGCTGCTGGGCGGCTTCAGCGCGCTGCGTAACGATCGCGGCATGGCCGTGATCCTGATCGGTCACAGCCAGATCAAGCGCTTCGACTCGCCCGAGACGGAGCCCTATGACCGCTACACGCCGAAGCTGCAGGAGCGCAGCAATGCACTCGTGCGGGAGTGGGCGGATGCGGTCCTGTTCGCGAACTACCGCACCGTTGTGAAGAAGTCCGAGGTTGGCTTCAACAAAGAAGTCGCCCGCGGCATCACGACGGGGGAGCGGTTGCTCCACACGACCGAGAAGCCGGCCTATATGGCCAAGAACCGCTACGCCTTTCCCGACACCTTGCCGCTTTCGTGGCAGAGCGTCGCCGACGCGATTGCCGGGCGCGTGATCCCGGACGAACAGCCTGCACTGCAGGCCGCCTGAAACATCAACCTACTGAAAGCGAACCATGTCCGACCTGACCAGCATCATCCCCGGCGGCTTCGACGCCGCTTCTGTCGAGCCCCAAGAGAACCGCACCGGCGAGCCGCTCCCGGCCGGCACCTACGAAGTCGAGATCACGAACAGCGAAGTCAAGGACGCGAAGTCCGGCAACGGCACTGGCCTCAAGCTCGAGTACACCGTGATCGGCCCGACGCACGCGCGCCGCAAGATCTTCCAGTACATCAACATCCGCCACACCAGCGCACAAGCCGAGCAGATCGGCCAGTCGCAGCTCTCCGCGCTGTGCCGCGCAGTCGGCATTCCGAAGCTGACTGACAGCGACCAGCTGTTCCAGAAGATCCTGCGCGTGGGCGTCAAGGTGCGGCCGGCGGCGAACGGCTACGAGGCCAGCAACGACGTCACCGGGTACGAAGCCATGGGCGTCACGCAGCCTGCGCAGTCGCGCCAGGCCGCCCCCGCAGCTGCGCCAGCGGCTGGCAAGTCCATGCCCTGGAACAAGAAGGCTGCGTGACATGAGCCAGCTGCCCGAGCCCACTCGAGGCACGGCCCAGGCCATCCATCTGCTGCATGCCGTCAAGGCGGCAGCGGAGGAGCCGCGCGAATACATCGGGTGGTCGGAGATTGGTCACCCGTGCGAGCGCTATCTCTGGCTGCGCTGGAGATGGTGCGATCGCGAGGTGCTCGAGGGCCGCATCGCTCGGCTCTTCGACACCGGCCACCGCGAAGAGGCTCGTGTTCTCGACGAGCTGCGCGCGCTCGGCTGCCGAGTGTGGGATCGCGACGAGAACGGCCAGCAGTTCGGCGTCTCGTCCGTCGGCGGCCACTTGCGCGGGCACCTGGATGCGGTCGTGCAGGGATTGCCCGAGGCGCCGAAGACCGTGCACCTGGTCGACGTGAAGACGATCAACACGAAGCGATTCAAGGAGATCGTCAAGAAGTCGATGAAGAACGTGTTCCCGAAGTACTGGGCCCAGGCGCACGGCTACATGGGCCACATGAAGCTCGAGCGCGCGATGTTCATCTTCGTCTGCAAGGACGATGACCAGATCCACGTCGAGCGCTTCGATTTCGACGAAGCCGAGTTCAAGCGCTTCGAAGCGCGCGCCGAACGCATCGTGCGCTCGGCCGAACCGCCAGCACGCATTGCAGACAGCGCCGACGATGAGGAGTGCATGTACTGCGCCTTCAAGGAGCAGTGCCACGGTACCGCGGCGCCGCTGGTGAGTTGCCGCACATGCGCACATGCAACGCCGCTGATGACCGGCAATGGCTGGTGGCGCTGCGAAAAACATGACGGCGAGATCGGCATCCGCAATCAGCGTCAGGGGTGCGGCGATCACCGCGTGATCCCGATCCTGCTGGAGCGCTTCGCGAAGCCTGTCGACTCCGACGGTGATTCAGTTCGCTACGAACTGGTCGGCGATGGCCGCACGTTCGTCAACGGCCCGAAGCCGGGTTTCTCCAGCCAAGAGATTCGCGCCGCCGGCGACAAGCGAGCCTTGGTGTCGACCGAGATCGCCGCGCTGCGCGAGCAGTTTCCAAACTCAAGGATCGCCGCATGAACCTCGCCGAGTACCGCGCCAAGAAGCAGATGCTCGCCGATGAGGCGAAGCGCTTCTCCTTCATCAAAGCCGGGTGCCGGCAGTGCAAGCACTTCGACTTCGGCAAGTGCACGGCGAACGATCGAGCCGAGATCCCGCCCGAGTTCATCGCGGTGGTCGAAGAGTGCGAGAGCTGGGAACACGACGACGTGCCCTTCTGAAAGCCCACCCATGACCCACTCCCAGAACAGCCAG